GCAAATAATTCTAATACTTTCATAAGGCAAGTTGTATTTAGTTATCTGTACTCTATCTTCCACACCTTCACGGTGCCTTCGTTAATCATATCGAACACGCTATCCCAATCATTAGCATCCATCGCCCACTCAAGGTCATCCTTGTGGTGTGGTATTCCAAAGTTGCTGAATGCATAGCCACCCGTACGGATTACGAAATCTCCATCGTCGTTCTTACTCGCTATCCATCTGTACTTGTTGTCGCACATCACGGACACCAAGTCAATCTTGATTTGACGTATCGAATCCGGTACTCTTAGTGTAGGTGGGTAGTCCACCAATTGTCTATAAGTCATACTCTTGTTTATTAAATTCTACTTCTGCTTTGGCAAGCACCTCAAGTGCCTGATCTAATTGTATACGTATGTAGGTACTGTGTAGAAGCGCGGCGGTATCCCGCGCCTCTTCCACAATACGTACCGCTTTACGGAACTCATTCATTATCCACCACGTTTAGAAGTTAAACGCTCAATGAAACTAAGTTTGTCACGACTTAGCCCGGTGTTCTTTAAGCCACTAAGACTTTGGTTCACATCATCACTCACCTCATCTGCAAGAGATTGTAGTTCACTTAGTGGTACCTCCTCTATCTCAATTTGAGATTGTAGAGTAGACTCAAGGCCTCTGAATGCAACGAACTCATCGAGTTCAGTCACCTTACGGATAGCCATAGCCAACAGCGGGTCGGTGCTGTCATTGGATATGAACTCACGCAGTAATTGTTTCGCTTGATTTGCATCAAGTGCTTCAATCTCCACGCTATCCAGGATCGCAGGGGTGTTGGGTACTACCGCTCGCTTGAGTACTCGTGAGTCCTCTGCGATAGGTGTAATAGTTGTGAGGGTAGGTAGGTTCCTTCCTCTACCACAAAATTCTACGAACGCTAAACGCGCATCCTCGTAGTCTTTTGCGAAGACTGTAAAGTAAGATAGCATTGTCTCACCCGCAGGTGCTACTCGGTCAATACTCTTACTGCCTTCACCCAAGTAAGGATTGGGTACGGTTACTGCAAATACTTTCATAAGCATAGTTGTGCGGTGTTATCCTCTTGCACTCTTGAGTTTGGTTGTTACTAAATCATCTATGTCGCTCATCGCTAATTCGATTTCATGGTGTTGCGACCCACCATCTTCTATCTCCATCATACATAGGTCAAAGAAGTCATGCACCTCATCCGTAAGATCTGGGTGCTTGGCCACGATGTCCTTGCAGTATGTAATAAAGTTATCTATCATCCTGTCATCCATTTTAAACTGTGTAAATAGTTTCCGTTACGCCTGTCTTGTAGTCATAAAACATGGCGGCACCTCCATCATTCCCTTCATCATCGCACTGCAATATCAATTGCGTGTCGTCTTGGAATATCAATACGAGTGGGTTCTTGTACCACATTAAATCGTTCATCTCTGAATCTTCCAATCTTCTTACCGCTTTTACGGTCTTGTTCTCCAGCATTTCGCCGAATTTTTTTATGTGTTTCTTATCCATATCTCATGTGTATAAGGTTACTAATCCGTTAATCATTTCCAAATGTGTCTCGCAAATTGAGACTAAATACTTACTCAACTCTATCGTTTATAATTTTATCAATACTATCTCGTAACTCTTTAGAGAGCAGTTCGGTAGGCAAGTACACAAGGTTACCCTCGTGGTCATACATACTCACCTCCAGATCTTCCACCTCATGTTCGGTGTAAGGTGGCGTGTCGTATGTACCTTCATCTCGGTACACAGCAACAGTGGCCACCACGTTCAACGTGTTGTCTTTGTATTCTAATTCAAATTCCATTACGCTATATCTTTAAGGTCATCACCCTCGTAGCCACACTCAAGGCTTGTCCATAATTCCATGACCTCATCGACTGCATCGAGTTGGTATGCACTACAATTCATACACTCTGCGTTGAAGTTTATCTTCGTGTTTTGTGTGCCACATCCTACGCAGTCATACGTTCCTTGCAGTGGTGCTTCAGTGTCGTATGCTATGTCATCTAACTCATCGGTAGTAGTTACACCAAAGGATGCGTTCCAAGAATCCACATCGGCCTTGTCATCATCCCAATCGTAGGTGTACTGGCTCGATCCTGTGACGGCTGTGCTTCCGTAGTATCGTACGGCACGTGAATGGCTGTCGTTACTGAACCAATTGTCACCAATCCATGAGCCTGCACCCTCATTGAATATGCGGTACAACCCCTCGTTGTCCATGAACACCACCTTACTTGAGCCACCCAAGTATGTGAAGATTGCATCCTCGATAAAGGGGTTGTCGAGCATCTCAATATCTACGTTGGGTATGGTGCCCACAAGTTCTGCGAACTCGGCAGTGTCACTCTTGTCCTTAGTTCCGAACCCCGAAATAACACCGTTGTGTATGAGTCCAAGTGTAGGTGTCACAGCGAATGGGTGTAGGTACTCGTCACTCATACCGTGTGTAGCGATACGGAAGTGCAAGAGCATGGGCTTGTCACCCACATCGGAAGTCTTGAGTTCGCGGTAACGCTCAAGGAATTTGTCAAACGAGTTGCCCCCCTTGTTAGGGAACTTCTCGATACACAACAAGCCATCCATGATGTAGAGCATACCGGCCCCATCATCGTTGTTGTTCCAACAGTTCTTTAGTTTTTTCTTAGGTAACATCTTACCATCATTCATAATTGCAATACACATAAGCATAGTTGTGCGGTTATATCCCATCGCACTCTTCGGTTTCGGTTATATAATTATTTTTGTTCTTCAAGAAGTTTATCCATCGCCTCCAAAGTAGGTTGCGCATCAGTCACGTAGTTCATACCGAACTTGTCTCGCAGTCTATCCACCGCCTCACTTGAGTACGACACGATAGTACGTGGGTCTACCTTGCGGTTCTTCAATCTACGCACAGCACTCTTGTAGAATACACCTACACCATCAGCACTAAAATTGAATGAACCGTACAAGTCATCGGCAAACTGAGCGTATAGGCTCACTACCTTCAGCACTTGGTCATTCGAGTACACCTTACGCAAGTGAATACCCAATGCACTCTTAGGATTGAGCATCATAGTAATCAATTGCAACGGCTTGATGTTCTCGTTAGCACACATAATACGCATCAGATCCCTACGCCATAGCAGGTTGGTCACGTTCTTGAACGCAGGTGGTAAGCGGAACTCAATGTATCTACTTTGAATGTTGACCGCTGAATACTTGCCGGCACGCTTGTAGTTGTCCGGCTTACGTTGTATTTGCGAGTAGTGGTTAGTAATCCGGTGTCTCCATATAGTTAGAAACAACGGCACGAATGCTTGAATCGAATCGAAAAATTCCTCACCCGATATACCGCGCTTACCTACATTGATGTGTCCACCACAATTACTGCCGTAGTCAGCGTTGATATGGTCACGAAGTATTCGGCCCTCCAAAGCACTGTCTAACAGCGGGTCATTCAAGTCATAGATTGGACTGACTAATTCAAAGCCGGTCTCATCGCATAGGCTACTATCCGACTCGCGGCACCACCCTGTCTCATCCACAGCATCCAAGTCCCACGTATCTAACGGGTCATCATCTTCCTTCTCGACCTCGAAGCCGATTGTGTACACAGTGTCACGTGAAGTGAAGTCCCTGCGAAACCCACTATGGTATTCATGCAGTTGGCGGTCATTCTCCTCTTGAAGTCGGTACTCCTCATTGCGCTCACTCCAAAAGATATTCGAACCACAATCATCAATGTGGTACGTGCCCCCATCTTCCTCGCAGTACAGCGTGTCATCTGTCCAACACCACCCGCCTTCGTACATACTGTACGACCCATCTATGTAGGAAACACTGCACTCATTGTCGTAGTCTGGCCACCATATCTTGTCACCACACACAAGTGTTTTTACATCTGACACGTACTCGTCATTAAGTATGGTGACTCTATTGAAACCCCCATCGTGGTGCAACATAGGTCTATCACACATCGCTTCTCGAGCAAACTCTCCCTCGTACTCGCTCGGTGCTGTAAGCATTAAGCAGTCATCTAAATTCTCGACTTCGCCGTTAAAACAAACGACTTGTCCATCTTTCAATTCATCCATAGGCATATGTTTATGTGCATCATTAGCCCTGCACATTTAGGCTTAGGGGACTGCATGGGACTCGAACCCATAGTACACCCAAACACCACGTTATAAACCAAAACCAAAAGACTTGGTGCTTGTGTAGCAGTCCGTTTATAGTGTGGTCTCCACTACCAAATCATCCCTACAAACATAGGGTAACTATCTGACAATCAGCGTTAAAGAAATGTTAAAACTCATTCTCAACCTTCGGTTCAACGTATGAGCGATCGGATAATACCTACGTCTACCGTACCGTACTTGTCATGTACCTTACATAGGTACGCCCAAGCCTCGCGTATTTCCTTCTCGCTCCCTCTCCTTCTGCCGGTGTGTATAGCAACAGCCCGGCTCAGTCTTTGTAACTCATTCATGCTCATTCACATTTGTTTAGGGGACTACGAGTGTCTCGCTCACTCAGTGCAACAGGGGCATAGGTATCCCCTTTGCAGGTAGTCCGTTGTAGGTGTGGTCACCACCATCCAAAAAGTACAGTTCTATTTCCGCTTTGCCCTACGGGTTTCACGTTGGGCTTGTGCCCTGTATACCTTGCGGTCAATCCGGTCAGCGTACATGTTTTCAAGTGCATCGGCTTTCATCTTACCCCGAACCTTGCGCTTACTTGCACTTGCAGTCTTACCGCCCAGAGTCGGTGCGCTCACCACTCGGACTACGTACTCATAGCCCTTGTGGTTGCGTTGTGTTGCGAAATTCCCCATTACACATTTGTGTTTTGAGGGGCAACAAACATATCGAAGTTGCCTTGCACAAGTAAGCGGAACTGCGGGTCACGGACACTCTTGTAGGCACCAGCCAGTAGGTCTGTGTAGAAGCCGAACGATGCGAAGGCTTCGGTGTTGATGAAATCTTCGAACAGGTTTTCGATGAAGTCACGCCCCATTGTGCTTTCGAGGGCTTGCAATTGTGTGGTTGTGTTGGGTGTTGTGTTGTCCATAAGGCAATCGTTTTTAGTTTTCGGTTATCGTTTCAACACCACAAACAACCAACAAGATTTTTTAATAATATCACAACAAAATGTTAAAATCCCTGCGCATTATGCCCACCAATTTTCCTGCGTACATACAGGATCAGGCGTCGCGCGATGCTGCTTCACGCGTAAGGGAAGGGTCGAGTCAGTCCATCCCGTGATGAGCAAGTCCATGACTTGCGAAGGCGTGTGTGTATGTATGTGTACGCGCGTCACTCGCGCGCATAGCACGAAGGAATGGTTCACATTTGAGATTTCGCATTCTAAGGGGGTGTGGTGCTTCTCGAATGGAGTCCGAGGTATGGGAGGTAGGGGATTGCCGAGATAGTATAGAGATATCCCCCTACCACTACGTAGTAGGGGGTATATCTATAGAAAATAATTGACAAATCCAAATGAAAAAACACGCTTTAACAAAACTTTAACAGCACGTTTTAACAAGGCTTTAACAGAAAATTTTTGTATTCATGTGTGTAGGCGTATGTGTGCGCAGGCAGGGGCGCAGGCGTGCCCGAGCGCAGGCGTGCAGGCGCGAGTGTGTATGTATGTACAGGTGCGCGTGTGTGTGCGTATGTGTGTGCGCGCGTGCATGGGTTGATTCTTCCCACCCTTTTATATATCAACCCCCTACCGAGCGTGTACATGTGAGCGCATACAGGATCTGGCGTGCGCATAATGCACACGTAAGATAGAAACACACTTTAACAAGGCTTTAACACTTTACAGCGAAATAACCCCCTATGTTTGCGGTGTAACCAAAACGAAATACGATGAAAAATTACAACGACAGAACGATTGAACTACTACGTAGGGACATGGAAGCCTTCGACAAGCAAGTGCGTGACTGCGTAGTGTACATGTACGACTCGATTGTGAACCACGAAGTGAATGCAATTACTAAAGACTACCTACCGGTAGTTAAACTGATTGAAATTGTCAATGAAGTTGCCGATGCGCTCGACCTTGTGCATGATGTGTGCAAGGTGACCCATGAGCACCTGTGTCACATGAGCCTAGTGTACTCGTACTGCGACTTTGCACATGGCCATGATACACGAATGGAAGTTGTTTGTGAACTGATTGGAACAATACTCACTGATGAGGTAGAAATGTCCACTCGTTCGATTTACAGCCCTACATTCGAAGTTCTCGATGAAGGCTCACACTTGCAGGTGTACACAGAACACATGGACTGAGCCTACATGATGCACACACGAAGCCCCGCCATTGAGCGGGGTTTTTTTTTGCCCCAATCGAAAAACAACCGTTGCGCGGGGGCATTATGCGCGAGGGGATCAGGCGCGCTCAGACCTGCGCGAGCGTGCATACATATGGGCCTATGCGTTACACATATACGCGAGGCTATTTTAAGCCGTTCTAAGGGCTTTTCTCCTCTTGGGTGGTGTGTTGGTATTGTTGGCGGTAATGGATTCGCTAGGCGTTCTCTTGGGGTGGTCAGTGTGCCTCCAATGGTGGGGCGTGGGGTTGTGGTTTCCTTGTGGGGTTGTGTATGGGCGTGATTTGTTCCCCCCCTCATATGTACGGGGGGCGGGTGGGGGCTGTACGGGTCACCCATGGGGGCGTGTGTGTACTACGTGTGTGCACATAGGCGTGCCGGTGTACGTACGTGCTCGCGTAGGTGCGCTCGTGCTCGTGCACAAACGCCCAAACCTGTGCGCGTGTTCGCTTGTATGCATGCCCCCCCGTTCGTGCGGATGCGTTCGGGTGCGCGCGCGCTGGCGTCCATATAATATATTATCCCCACCAGAAACATTTCTCAGCAATTTTTACGGATCAGGAGTAATGGCCCGTGTTGTTTCAACTGATGTGCCGAATCGATACCCCCATAACAAAACACCCCCCGATAAACGGAGGGTATTTCTTGTCGCTGTAATACGCGAAGCATGCGAAAAATTTGAGCAAATTAGGGGCCCTTTGAAACTTTCTACTGTCTTGTTGTGTTCTGAGTTTCTTCTTTAGTCGTTTTGAATCCACTTACGCTGTTGCTGTGGATTAATAACTTTGTGACCCATAAGTCGTAAGACGGTGGAAAGGTACAAGAAAAAAATGATAAAGTCAATAGTAGTAAATACCCAATCAGTACATAATTTTAAATCCTACGTGTAAGTAGTTTAACTCTCTGTTGATTTGTAGTATGCTTGCTGATGCGTAAAGACGCTTATACAAACGAAGGTCTGCACCAACACGACCAATGATTAGACCCGGATCAAGATTCAGTTTATAAGCAGGCCCACCATATATTATTAATTGATGGATAACATACTCATACTGTAAGAAAGAATAGGTTGCTCCGTGATGACCTTGGCCCATTGCTAGAACACCAATAAACATATTATCATATCCTAACTCCGCAACAACTCCCGTAGCGTGAAGACAAGCAACATAACCAAGTCCTACAGACTTAGGAGCATTGTGTTTAATATATTTAATCTTATGATAAGGACTGCACTCTTGACCCTTACCCAAGGTCGTCAGCAATATCAGTATCAATAGAATCTTTATCTTCATTAAGCAAAGTCCTCGTATGTAATCCAAACATCTTTGCCGTCAAGCAGTTCGTTGGCTACCTTGGGATACATGTGTTGGTATGCATATGTGCTTTTGCCTATGAAGCCTTTCATGTCTGATGAGTTACCTACTAACAAGCAACCCGCTGTATGCTCATCTGTGTTTCCAATATGTATTAGGATGTATTCAAATCCTGGTACGTCGCGTACCCATAACATACCCTTATGCATATTAGGGAACTTGTCTGAGTATCTACTATGGTGACCACCTACGGTACGCAGGGTAATACGATATGTACCTGCTGGGATCCTGGTTTCACCCATAACCTTCTCGTCACGATGTTCGTCTTCTAATGTAAAGCAGAGGAACTCTCTACCTTCTTTGCTCTCTAGGTACAGTGCTCCAAGAGTGAAGTCGTCTTGGCTGTACATTCTTATTACACGTAGTTCCATAAGGGTAAAGATAGTATATTTGTAATATGAAATATAGAACAGGAGACCCCAAGAAAAAGAAGAAGGCCAAGGTGCGTGGTGTCGATGTAGACAAACTACCAGAGGGACGCATCAAGGAGTACGATACACCTTTCCCCTTCCGTAAACGCAAGAAGAAATGAAACTAAAGAAGACAAACAAGAGCGTTAAGGTAAAAGCACCAGAGGGATACCACTGGATGACAGAGGGTGGACGCCACTTTCTAATGAAGGGCGACTATAAGCCACACAAGGGAGCATCACCAGAGGCACCATTCAGACTGGTAACCCACGATAAAGGGAAGAGCAGTCCTGCTATGGATGCTGCTCGGAAGGCGAAGAAAGGTTAAACGGTTCTTCACCCCTCATCTTTCTATATAGGCGGGCCACATTGAGCCTGCCTTTTTGTGTCAAGGCATACCGTACCCTGTAATTCATCTTGGTTTCATCTCTAAAGAAATGGTCTTCCATATTTTGGCTCGGTGTGAGTTTATCGAAGTGCTTGTATATCCATCCCTTCTTCATTAATGGATACACGTATCTATCCGCTAACTTCTTATGGCTTCTATTCATAGTCTCTGAAACATAGGATATCGTCCAAAACTCCAGGTCATAGATAAAGAAAAGTAAATCCACCTCAGCCTTTCCCAGATCCATGTTATCCTTCGCATCCCTGTAAAGGAAATGTAGGTTCTTCATACCGTTCTCCTGGATATACTTCTTGTCTATCTTCGAGAACTCTCTAAACTTCTTCTTTCGGCTTACAGTACTTTTGGGCATATCAGTATCTTTGTTAGGTAAAAGTAATACTATGGCATCACTTAGTGGAAATAAAATAAAGGATACGTTTGACAAGTTACTCAAACTTGAGTCAGCGCAACTCTCAGCATCAGAACAAGTAGTAGAAGACGGGGCTGGAAACAACAGTGCGCTCAAACTTTCTACCGACACACTCGAGACTACGGGTGAATTAAAGATATCTGGAACACCCTCTACCTCTACCAGCATTACCAAGGCGCTTATGCTTAGTACATCTGGAGTAGTAGTTACCCGTGACCTCAACACAAACCCAATTGGAACCGCATCTATTACAGCGAATACTCCTCTGTCAGCAACAGGGAGCACGGTTGAACTACAAGATGCAGGAAACTTAGGGCAGATTACATCTCCCGCTAATGCAGACAAATACTTAATCTGGGATGAAACTGCTAGTGCCTATAAATACATAGAGCAAGTAGACCTAGTGAACTCAGTCTCTACTCAAGTAGTTGGCCAGGGTCTTGAAACTTTATATGCAAGACCACAGAGTAGTAACGCTGTACCCACAGTCCTCAACGCTGTGCAGTTCGCAGAAATATTTGGAGACTCTAGTGCTACAGGATCAGTAACAGCAGCAACATCATCTGTAATTTTTGGTTCAGCCAATACTTACATGAGTATTCCAGAAACAGGTATTTCTGACCCTAGAGATAATATCTTAATCAACGAGAAGCAAGGATTCTTTCAGTTGACCGCATCTATAGAGGTTACCTCTACAGCAAACACAGATGTTACTTTCGATATCTATGACTATAGCGCTAGTTTAAAACTCGCAGAAACCTTCAGAACTGTAAAGAACGGTGAGACTTATCACTTGGAGTTCAACGTATTATGGTACAGCGACGGACTAGCAGGATACAAGATTCAACTCAGAGGGTTTGCAGGAAGCAGCGGGGTGGTATACAGCGCTGACAACTCACATCTTGAAGTAAGATTCCTGGGAACAAACACATCTTTCTAATGAACTATAAGCAGAGATACGAGGCATTCCAACTCATAAGGCTTAAACTAGGGGAGATAGAAGAGATAATGGAAGTATATGGAGGAAAGACGCAGTACCTGTCTATGTATTGCTTTGGAATCTTTGTACCAGAGTCAGATCAGGAAGAGGAGAAGTACGAGATGATGACAGGGATGCATATGGCTGCACCAGACGAATACGATTTAATGATAGAAACTGTAGACGAAGTTTTTGAAACACACATCAACGATGAAGAGGATGAGGGTGATTCAAGTAAAATAGACTACTGGCTAAATAAATAGAATGGAACTTATTAGAAAAATCATCATCGGGACTAACCCGAAAGATGCTATGGCTTATTATGTGGGCCAAAGAGCAGGCGATTCAGTTATTGATTCAATCATACAGGACGAAAGATGTTTTGTTAAATACGGAATAAGGCGTTACCTTGTGTACATCTACAACAAAGACGAGGGAACGATGCTTTGGAAGACCGTAGATAACATGCCTGTATTAATTGAACATGACTGCGAATTCTTATGATTGTAATTGACAACTTTATCAAAGACCCTTCCTTTATCAAACAACTAGAGGATAACAAAGACTACCTCTTTGGAGATAACGGATCTTATCACTGGTGGAACGGATGGTGGAACTCATCAGACGATACTATCAAAAAACAACTAATCTCGTATATCTGGAGAGACTATCCACTATACCCTTCAGTAAACCTAGACGGCTTTGAGTATTGGACAGGCCAGTTCGGGGAAGGCATGCCTAATGCAAGTCTTGGTATGCACCTGGATAAAGATGAGGCACTCTGGAAAAGCACTGGGGAGATATCATCTCCGATTGTAGGTACTGTATTCTACCCTGTAGAGATGGATATCGACGGAGGATACCTTGAAGTGTTTTCTAATGGCCCAGAGAAACAGCCGGAGCGCATACGTGCAAAACACAATAGGCTAATCATATTTGATGCAGGAGGAACACACCACAGAGTTACAGAGGTAACACGAGGTACCAGATCTGCTATTGCAATCAACCTTTGGGACAAGAAACCAACAGGAGAACTCAAGGAGGAATGAGATCCCTCTATCACTTTTTAGTACGTGTACCTAAAGTAACCAAGGACACCATGGAGGTCAACGGTGAAGAAATGTATCTCGACACCAAGTTTGACGAGTTCAAACACAGAACCATGGAAGGCGAGGTGGTTGCTCTACCAGCCAAGTTTGATACCAATGTTAAGGTAGGAGACACTATGTATTTCCATCACCACGTTGTGCTTGGTGGTAACCACATGATGATGAACGAGGAAACAGTTCAGTTAGAAGAAACTAAGAAGCGTGGTCAATTCATAGACCCAGACGACGACGTATACGTTGTACACTATGGAGGTAACTTAGATCCTATATCCTGTCAAGCCTACGCGTATAAATGCCAGGACACAGGAGAGATAGAGTTGATTAGTGACTGGATATTCATTACTCCAGAACCAGAGGAAGAGCAAGAGGAAACGATAAAGAGTGACATCATCGAACTCATACCCAAGGCTAACCCGCCAAAAGAAAAGAAAGGTTACATCAGATGGTCTTCACCTAAGTTGAAGGAACTAGAATTAAACCCTGGAGACAAGGTGCTGATCAGGAAGAACTCGTCCTATGAGATGGAGGTGAATGGAGAGAAGTTATGGAGAACCTATTTACAATCAATTCATGGCAAGATCAAAGAAGTATAACAACATAGATACCGCTGTAAACCTAATGCAGGCGATGCAGATTGCAATAGAGAATATGATACAGGAAATACAAAAGCCTGTAGACCAGGAACTTAGTGGCTCCCAAAGAAAAGCCGAGTTGCAATCTATAAAACAAACAGCGGTAGATGCTAAAGAACTTATTGTTGAAAGAGAAAGACTCGAACAACTTATCAGAGGTCTTAAGAAAGACGGAGAAATTAAAGAGGAAAGAGATTACTCGGGAGGATTCGCAGAGCAATACTCAAAGTAATCAAGTCTTCATATACTGGGATTACTAAATGGCAGGACTCGTAGAGATAGAAGGTGATACCGTAGTCAACATATGTCCTGACAAAACCCAGGGAAAAGTCAGGCTATGCTTTGACTTACCCATACAGTTACCAAAGCGGCCTCGCAAAAAGGACATACTATTTCACGACAAGCCAAAGGAAGAACAGCACTGGCAACGCACACCATTACCAGACGAACTCAAAAGAGTAAAGTCTATGGAAGAGTGGATGTCTATGCCGGAGTCGTTTAGAAACAAACACACCCCCTACATTAGTGAAGAATACAAGAGACGCAGAAATGGAGTATGGTTTTACAACAACGGGGTACCTACCTATATTACCGGAAACCACTACTTTTTCTTACAGTGGTGTAAGATTGATATCGGATACCCATCCTACCTTGATTTTCAAAGAGAACTATTCGTACACCTTGACGCTTGCGTAGCAGACCCGAGATGTGTTGGACAGGTATATGTAAAGTGTCGTAGATCTGGATACACAAACATGTCGGCATCAGTGCTTGTAAACGAAGGAACACAGGTTAAAGAGAAACTACTGGGCATCATGTCTAAGACAGGTACCGATGCACAGGAAAATATATTCATGAAGAAGGTGGTGCCTATATATAAGTCATTGCCTTTTTTCTTTAAACCTATTCAAGATGGTACTACCAATCCCAGAATGGAACTCGCCTTTCGTGAGCCATCAAAAAGAATTACCAAAAAGAACAAAACCTCATCAAGAGGTGAGGCTCTTAATACAATTATTAACTGGAAGAACACAACCAACAATGCCTATGATGGTGAGAAACTACACATCTTGTATTTGGATGAGGCTGGTAAGTGGGAAAAAGGTAATGATATACGAGAAGCATGGCGAATACAAAGAACTTGTTTGCTTGTAGGTAGAAAGATTGTAGGTAAAGCATTGGTAGGAAGCACTGTTAATCCCCTAGACAGAGGAGGTCGGCAGTATAGAGAACTGTACTACGCAAGTAATGTAAATGACAGAAATGAAAACGGTAGAACAAAGAGTGGTTTGTATGGGTGTTTTATACCAGCATACGATGCCTTGGAAGGTTTCTTCGACAAACATGGCATGCCAGTCGTTGAGGATTTAGAAAAAAATATTATAGGACTAGAGGGTGAGTATATAAGCCTAGGTTCAAAGACTTACTTAAAGAATGAAAGAAAAGGTTTATCTGGAGACTCTTACGAACTAAACGAGGTTATACGCCAGTTCCCTTTTACAGAAGCCGAAGCGTTTAGAGATAGTGCAAAGGCATCTCTGTTTAACGTACAAAAGATATACGAACAGGTAGAGTACAACGAGGATTTGTTCCCGAACCCTGTGGTTGTAGGAAACTTTGTTTGGGCGCTAGGGCAGAAGGATACAGAGGTAGTGTTTAGTCCTGATCCTAACGGAAGATGGAGGGTAGCATGGATGCCACCTGTAGAGTTAAGGAATAAAAAGAAACCAGAGAACGCCTGGTTAGGATGTGCTGGAGTAGATAGTTATGATATAGATGCAACAGTGGATGGGAGAGGATCTAAAGGTGCTTGTCATTTCTTTAACAAATTCAACCTTGAGTACCCATCGAATATGTTTGTAGCAGAGTACGCTTCAAGACCACCATTAGCAAAGATTTTTTATGAAGACATATTAATGGCATCCAAGTTTTATGGGTACCCTGTTTTGATTGAGAATAACAAATACGGAATCGCAAGACACTTTGAATCAAGAGGTTATGACCACTTCTTGCTAGACAGACCGGCTCACCTTACATCGAATTACGGCAGCAAAACAAAAACTAAAGGTATACCATCCAACTCACAAGACGTCATACAAGCGCACGCACAGGCTATAGAATCTTTTATACACGCGAACGTCGGTCTAAACGAGCAGACACTAGAGTACGGAAAGATGTACTTCGAGAGAACCCTAGAGGACTGGGTAAACTTTAAGATAGACGATCGTACAAAATATGACCTTTCTATATCAAGCGGACTAGCCCTTCTTGCGGCTCAAGGTCATAGGCCCGAAAAGCCAAAATCAGATTTCAATAGTAAGCAGTTCTTCCGTAAAGGTCAGATAATTATACGAAAATAATAAGAGGTATATTTGCAACAGTAGCAATCTAAAGTATGGACAACGAATACACAAATGGACAATCCTCATTTCCAGATCCTTTATCTGGTGTTGAGGAGAAGATGTCTAAGCAATATGGTCTGCAATATGCAAAGGCTATGTTTGCGCAATGGATTGGAAGTGACTATCAAAACTCATTGTATGGAAGACGCAACAGCGAAATGGAACGCTGTAGAGATTATGCGCAAGGAACACAAGACACATCTATCTATCGTCAGATATTAAACTCTCTCGACAACAACAATGGTGATGGAACATTGATGACGCTAGACTATACGCCAGTTCCTATTATACCTAAGTTTGTTAAGATTGTTGTAAACAAAATTCTTTCAAAAGAACCATACCCTCAGATTGAGGCTATTGACCCCCTTTCAAGAACAGAGAAGGATAAGAAGAAAAACGCTACCGTCTTGCGTATCGAGAATCGAGATATGATTGAGGAAGCGAAGTCACTAGGCCTGCGTGTTAAACAAGACCCTGGACAACTACCAGACACACCAGAAGAAACTGAGATATTCTTAGACACAAACATTAAGACGGACGCAGAAATCTCTGCTCAGATTGCTACTGAGATGACATTGAAGTGGAATGACTTTAATCAATCTATATACCGTCGCTGTGTTGAAGACCTAGCAACTCTTGGTATGGGTGTTGCTAAAAGAAGCAATGACCCCAACTATGGAATCAACGAGGAGTATGTTGACCCAAAGAAATTTATACACAACTATACAGACGACCCAACATTCTCTGACCTAACCTATGCTGGTCATTTTAAGTACATAACAATCATGGACTTAAAGCGCATTGCTGGTAACCAGTTTACAGAGCAAGAGTATGAGGAGATTGCTAAGACTGTAATGAACAAGTATGGGAACAACCCTACTCAGTTCTCTACAACAGGATCTGGTTACGACAGACCCGGTACAAGATATCGCCAAGGATATGATGAGTACAAGATAGAGGTAATGGACTTTGAGTTTATGTCTGTTGATGATATCATATACGAGAAGAAAGAGTCGGCATACGGAAACATAGGTTTCTATTTTAAAGGAAACGAATATAACGCACCTCAGCAATCTGTATACAACAGAGAAGCAATATACATGAAGAACGCTACGGTATATGGCGGTACTTACATTGTGGGTACAGAGAAGTTGTATAACTACGGGCCAAAGAAAAATATACCTAAGAACGTACATGATATTTCACGTGCTCGTTTATCATATAGTATTGTAGCAACTAACATCCGTGGGATGATACCTAAGTCAATGGTATCCTCTGTTATAGGGTTTGCTGACATGCTCCAGATCACACACTTGAAACTTCAGCAATCTATTGCTAAAGCAAAACCAGATGGACTCATCATTGATATTGAAGGGTTAGAGAACGTACAACTAGGACGCGGTGGTGAACTACAGCCATTAGAGATTCAAGACATCTACGAACAAACTGGTGTGTTCTATTACCGTAGCAAGAATCCAGAGGGAGGTTTTCAAAACCCACCCGTCAGAGAGATAGGTAATAATATTAGAAACATACAAGAACTTGTTTCTCTTTACAATCACTACCTACGAATGATAAGAGATGCCACTGGTATCAATGAGGTTATGGATGGAACCACTCCGAAAGGAGAAGCCTTAGTAGGTGTAAACCAAATGGCAGTGCAGGCTGGAAATAACGCTATATACGACATCACTAATGCCGCGATGGTTCTTTACCAAAAGGTGTGTGACGATATTGTTCGCTGTCTACAGGTAATACCACCAGATAGTATATTGTATAAAGTATATACAAATGCCGTGGGAGAAACCAATATGGCTGTGCTTAGTTCTTTTGATAACCTATCTATGTACAACTTCGGCGTGGTGGTTGTTACTGAGATGAACGAAATGGACAAGCAATACCTAGAACAAAACATACAGATTGCTCTTGGACAAAAAGAAATTGACCTTGAAGATGCGATTGCCATTCGTCAGATTAAAGACGTGGAACAAGCAGAGAGACTCTTGGTGGTTCGCAGAAAGAAAAGAATCAAACAACAACAAGAGATGATGGCGCAGCAGGCTCAGATTCAGTCTCAATCAAATCAGCAAGCCTCACAGGTAGCCGCTCAAATGGAGATGCAGAAAAAGCAACTCGAAGCCCAAATCGAAGCACAGCGGATTCAATTAGAGACGGAAGCCAAAGCGCAACTCATACAACTAGAGTATCAGTTCAAAATTCAAATCGAACAACTTAAAGGAGAGTATGGCGTAGTTGAGCAACAAGTGGAAAGCGGAGTTCGTATGCAGGCTGATGCTGAATCAGAAAATCGTAAAGATCAGAGAATAGATAAACAAGCGTTGGCTCAAAGTAAACTGATTGCTCAACGCCAAGGCGAACGCCCACCTCTTAGTGAGGATATAGTAACCAACCTAACAATATCATAAGATGTCTTGCTCCTGCTCAACAAGCCAATGTTCCTGTGGAGACCCCACAAACGTAAATTTGAATAACGCTGCACAAGTAAATATATGTGCCCGTCGCGGTGATACTTTTCAATTAGACGCCCAAGTAAAGGACTCTGATGGAACGGCATTAGACCTAACACTGTACACGTATAAAATGGAAGTCAGAGAGTATGATGACGGCCCATTAATTATACCTAGTACAGACATAACAATTAGCGGCACCAATGTTGGTGCTTTAACTATTTCTATTTCCGCTACAGATATGCAGGTAGAGCCCGGTACTTATGTGTACGGCCTGCAGGCTACACTGATTTCAGACTCTAGTGTAGACACATGGTTCTATGGAACCTTTGATGTAGTGCAGGATATAGTGCAATAACAAAACAAAACCAATGGCCTGTAAAATAGATGTCACTGTAGAAAACGGATCTGGACTTGTCTTTGACTTGACGATACCTCCTTGTACAACTATCCTTGTTACAAAGGGAGATGTCAAGCAACTTCCTGGTGCGAAGGGCGCTAAGGGTGACAAAGGTGACAAAGGTCAGAAAGGTGCTCAAGGTGAAAAAGGATCTGAGGGCGCTAAGGGTGTTGAAGGTGATAAGGGCGCTGAAGGTGCGAAGGGACAAAAGGGCGCTCAAGGAGAAAAGGGTGAAGAGGGTTCTAAAGGAGAAGAGGGTTCTAAAGGAGAAGAAGGAGCCAAAGGCCAGAAGGGTATAGATGGAGCCAAAGGCGAACAAGGAGAGAAGGGTCAAAAAGGTCTCGACGGAAATGGTGATAAAGGTGCCCAAGGAGATAAGGGTGCACAGGGAGATAAGGGTCAAAAGGGACAGACTGGTGACAAAGGTGAACAAGGAGAAAAGGGTGGCCAAGGTGACAAAGGTCAGAAAGGTATTGACGGCGACAAAGGTGAACAAGGAGACAAAGGCCAGAAAGGTATAGACGGAGACAAGGGTCAAAAGGGACAGACTGGTGACAAAGGTGAACAAGGGGATAAAGGTGAACAAGGGGATAAAGGTGAACAAGGAGACAAGGGTGAACAAGGAGATAAAGGTGAACAAGGAGATAAGGGTGAACAAGGAGACAAGGGTGAACAAGGCGATAAAGGCCAGAAGGGTGAACAAGGCGATAAAGGCCAGAAGGGTGAACAAGGAGACAAGGGTCAAAAAGGTCTTGATGGAAATGGAGACAAAGGTCAGAAAGGCGAGCAAGGAGACAAAGGTCAGAAAGGCGAGCAAGGAGACAAAGGAGAACAAGGTGACAAGGGTCAGAAAGGCGAGCAAGGAGACAAAGGAGAACAAGGTGACAAGGGTCAGAAGGGTATAGACGGAGACAAGGGTCAAAAGGGTATAGACGGAGACAAAGGTCAGAAGGGTACTGATGGCGACAAAGGTCAGAAGGGTATAGACGGAGACAAAGGTCAGAAGGGTATTGATGGCGACAAAGGTCAGAAGGGTACTGATGGCGACAAAGGAGCCCAGGGCGATAAAGGCGAACAAGGAGATAAAGGACAGAAAGGTACCGACGGAGATAAAGGTCAAAAAGGTATTGACGGTACCAAAGGTGCACAAGGAGATAAAGGAGATAAAGGACAGAAAGGCGATAAGGGCCAGAAAGGAACAACGGGAGATAAAGGTGCGCAAGGAGCATCAGGTGAAGAAGGAGACAAGGGAGATAAAGGTGACAAAGGAAATAAAGGTACACAGGGTGGTGGTGGTGCTGCCGGAGCGCAAACCGACCTATACTACAAGGCAGCAGTATTCACTAACGGTGGCAACAATCCTGTATCGCCTTCTTCAATTACCTCTGGTACATTATACATAGAGACACATCAAATAACTGGTGGTGGTACAATGAACCTAGCCAACGATGGAGTTCACAATTTAGGTTTCTCTTCCGATGCCTACTTAGCGTACACAGGCGTTTTGTCGTCTCTTACTACAAACGCTGTCAACATGTACTTGAACTCTGTGGCTAACCGCTGGTCTGACTATGCTATAGATGATCCAATCATATACCTAAAGTTTAAGAACCTTTCACAAGACGCTTCTTTTACTGCTGTTGTAGTAAAGGATAATTCGAGTTTCACCAATAGTAATTCATTCACAAATGGTGAAGGTTTTGGTGAGTTTTTAAACAATAACACAACCATCACAAGTGGCGATAACTTCTACATAATAGATCAAGACGGTGATATTGACGATGACGATATTATCCAACTGTACTCTGTTGAAATTTCCGGAAGAAGTCTCAAGGGTGACCAAGGTGACAAGGGTCAAAAGGGACAGACTGGTGACAAGGGTCAGAAGGGTATAGACGGAACCAAGGGTGCGCAAGGAGACAAGGGTCAGAAGGGACAGACTGGTGACAAGGGTCAGAAGGGCCAGACAGGTACTTCTGGACAAGAAGGTGATAAGGGTGCACAGGGAGATAAAGGTGAAAAAGGTCAGAAAGGTATAGACGGAACCAAAGGCGCTCAAGGAGATAAAGGACAAAAAGGTGCTACAGGTACTTCTGGGCAAGAAGGAGATAAAGGTGCACAAGGAGATAAAGGCGCTCAAGGAGATAAAGGTGCGCAAGGAGACAAGGGCCAAAAAGGACAGACTGGAGACAAAGGCCAGAAAGGTATCGATGGTACTAAAGGTGCTCAAGGTGATAAGGGAGAAAAGGGACAGAAGGGTATCGATGGTACTAAAGGTGCACAAGGTGAGAAGGGCGCGACAGGTACTTCTGGGCAAGAAGGAGATAAAGGTGCACAAGGAGATAAAGGACAAAAAGGTGTCGATGGAACCAAGGGCGCTCAAGGGGATAAAGGACAGAAAGGTGCTACAGGAACATCGGGTCAACAAGGTGACAAAGGTGCTACAGGAGATAAAGGTGCGCAAGGAGATAAAGGCCAAAAAGGACAGAAGGGTCAGAAGGGTGAAATAGGTGAGAAAGGAGACCAAGGCGCTGAAGGAAAAGGTGGTGCAAAAGGTATCGCCGGAGATAAAGGACAAAAAGGACAGCAAGGCGATAAAGGTCAGAAAGGTGCAACAGGTACTTCTGGACAGCAAGGCGACAAAGGCGCAACAGGCGATAAGGGACAGACTGGTGAAAAAGGTCAGAAGGGTATCGATGGTACTAAAGGCGCACAGGGAGCAAAAGGTGCAACAGGAACTTCTGGACAACAAGGCGATAAGGGGGCTCAAGGAGATAAAGGCCAAAAAGGTCAGAAAGGTGCACAGGGTACTGCTGGTACTGATGGTGACAAAGGACAGAAGGGCGCCACAGGAACCTCTGGACAGCAAGGTGACAAAGGTGCACAAGGTGCTAAAGGAGACCAAGGTGAACAAGGAACCAAAGGAGAAAAAGGAACAGCGGGCGATAAGGGACAAAAAGGTATAGATGGAACTAAAGGTGCTCAAGGAACTAAAGGAGAAAAAGGCACTGCTGGTGACAAAGGACAGACTGGAGATAAAGGGCAGAAAGGTGCAACAGGTACTTCTGGACAGCAAGGAGATAAAGGTGGACAGGGCGACAAGGGTGAGAAAGGTCAGAAAGGTATAGATGGAACCAAGGGTGCCCAAGGAGAGAAAGGCCAGAAGGGTATAGATGGAACCAAAGGTGTTGCTGGAGACAAAGGTGAGAAGGGTCAAAAAGGTATAGACGGTACCAAGGGTGCTCAAGGAACCAAAGGTCAAAAAGGTGCAACAGGTACCTCTGGTCAACAAGGAGACAAAGGTGCACAAGGAGATAAAGGACAAAAAGGACAAAAGGGTATAGACGGTACCAAGGGTGCTCAAGGAGACAAAGGTCAGAAAGGTGCACAGGGTACTGCTGGTACTGATGGTGACAAAGGACAGAAGGGTATCGATGGCACTAAAGGCGCACAAGGAGATAAAGGTGCACAGGGAGCAAAAGGTGCAACAGGAACTTCTGGACAGCAAGGTGACAAAGGTGCACAAGGTGATAAGGGTCAGAAAGGCGCACAGGGTACTGCTGGTACCGATGGAGACAAAGGTGCACAGGGAGCAAAAGGTGCAACAGGTACCTCTGGTCAACAAGGAGATAAAGGTGCTCAAGGTGATCAAGGTGATAAGGGTCAGAAGGGGGCGCAAGGCACAGCGGGTACCGATGGTTCCGATGGTGCTAAGGGTGCACAGGGCCAGAAGGGGGCACAAGGTGGTGCTGGTACCGATGGTGCTAAAGGACAAAAAGGTGCTCAAGGTGGCGCTGGTACTGATGGTGATAAAGGTGCTCAAGGAGACAAGGGGCAGAAAGGTGCAACAGGAACTTCTGGTCAACAAGGAGATAAAGGTGCACAAGGCGATAAGGGACAGAAGGGTGCACAGGGTACTGCTGGTTCCGATGGGGCTGATGGTGCTAAAGGACAGAAAGGTCTTGCTGGTTCAGATGGTTCTGATGGTAGCAAGGGTCAGAAGGGTGCACAAGGTAATGCAGGTAACTCTGGTACCGCTGGTGATAAAGGTGCTCAAGGCGCTAAGGGTGCGCAAGGAGATAAAGGACAGAAGGGTGCTCAAGGTACCGCGGGTTCTGATGGTTCTGATGGAGCAAAAGGAGCGCAAGGACAAAAGGGTGCTCAAGGTGGCGCTGGTACAGATGGTTCCAAAGGACAAAAAGGTGCTACAGGTACTTCTGGTGCAGGTGGCGACAAAGGACAGAAAGGCGCACAAGGTGGTGCTGGCTCTGATGGTTCTGACGGGGCTAAGGGTCAGAAAGGTGCTCAAGGTGGTGCAGGTTCGGATGGTTCAAAAGGTGCACAAGGACAAAAAGGTGCACAGGGTGGTGCCGGAACAGACGGAGATAAAGGACAGAAAGGTGCACAAGGAACAGCGGGATCGGATGGTTCAGATGGTTCTAAGGGACAGAAAGGTGCACAAGGTAATCCAGGTACTTCTGGTGCAGGCGGTGACAAAGGACAAAAGGGACAAAAAGGTGCACAAGGCACGGCTGGTTCTGATGGTTCGGATGGGGCCAAGGGTGCTCAAGGTGGTGCTGGTACAGACGGTGATAAAGGGCAGAAAGGTGCACAGGGTACTGCGGGCTCCGATGGCTCTGATGGTGCTAAAGGTGCACAGGGTACTGCTGGTTCTGATGGCTCGGATGGTTCGAAAGGACAAAAGGGTGCGCAGGGTAATCCAGGTTCTTCTGGTACTGGCGGTGACAAAGGACAAAAGGGACAAAAAGGTGCGCAAGGTACTGCTGGTTCAGACGGTTCAGATGGATCTAAAGGTGCTCAAGGTACCGCGGGTTCTGATGGCTCTGATGGATCTAAGGGACAGAAAGGTGCATTAGGCCCAGTAGGGGGTTCTAATACACAGGTCTTATACAACAACAGTGGTAGTGCTGCAGGTAGTGCAGACATGGTGTTTAATAACAGTACAGGTTTGCTAACAGTAGAAAGACTGTCAGTTGGATTGTCAGCAACTACGCCGAGTACTGATGGTGTCATTCACGCAGAAAACGATGTAGTCGCATTTGCTACTTCAGATAAAAGGTTTAAAGAAAATGTCAAGCCTATTGAGTCGGCTCTCGATAAACTCCATAAAATTAATGGTGTAAGATTTGACTGGATAGAGAATGAAGAGTTGCATCCAAACAGCGGACATGATGTAGGTGTTATTGCACAGGAACTTTTAGAAGTATTACCAGAGGTTGTGACCCAAAGAAGCAACGGGTACTACGCTGTTAAATACGAAAAGATTATTGCGCTGTTGATTGAAGCCATAAAAGAGATAGATAATAATCGCCCTAAATAAACAAGCATGGCCCTAGGAACAACCAACATTTCTATTAGAGATATCTACACAGAGATGGGGAAGGCTGATAGCGCTAATCAGTCATTAGCCGAATTACGCTTTGGGGTAAACGATATTTACAATCAGTCTTTTGCTACTACCGATACTGCGACGAACATAAAAATTGACCCGTTCAAGAGTTATGATAGTTTGGGTATGAAGTTTAGGTATCATCCTCCAAACGAGTATGAAACCTATAGAGATACTTCTACAACTCTTCTTGGGCCAGGACTATCTTTAAATAATAATGGAACAAGCACGGGTGACAATACAGGCGTGTTGTCTTTCGATGGGTCAAATGATTTCTCATACTTTGACGGCGTAGGTAGTGGAACAGCATATAAACAAAATCCAAGCGGGTACGCAACGATTTGCTTTTGGATAAAAGTAGAATCACTCCCTTCTAACAATACAAACTTTCTTACAACAGATGCCACGGGTCAAGGGAACAACAGTCCCTACAAAGGATTCCACTTTAACTTAAGACCCGATGGACAGATTCGTCCGGTGCGCGGTGATGGTACGGGTTCGGGTTCGGGAGATCGCCGTAGTTTTGGTACATCCTGGACATTGCAAACAGGAAGATGGCAGTTGTGTGCGTTTATATTATCTAACAGCGTCAACTCAGCGAGCAGTTCAACAAACTGGGCTTATACTTTTTACAACGGAGGACAAGCAAGCGGAATGACTTTCTTAAGCGGATCAGGAGGAGCAATGTCATTCGATAGCGGAAGCGGTTCTGTTGATGCGTTGTATTTGTCTATGGGTCAAAACTCAAGATATTTCAATGGACAGATTGGTCACATGTGGGTTTTTGATGAAGCCCTATCTGAGGAAGACATTACCACTCTTAATGAATCCACTTTATCATATTACTAATGACACGAGACGAGTTTATTTCTGGTACAGTATTCAAGTTCGAAGAGGGCGATACCGATTCCTATCACTACGACGGTCATGGGCTCGTGGGTGATGTTCCTTATGTATTGGTTTCAACTGGAGATGAGGCGATTACCATTCAAATAAAGGAAGAGGAACAAAACATTTTATACTCTACATTAGACAAGGTGGGTTAGATGTTGTATCTTGAGTGATACAAATTTAATTCAATGGACATTAAAACTTATGTCGTAGATGACTTCTATGATAATGTGGATGACGTTCGGAACTTTGCGCTTGAACAATCGTTTGACCAAAAGGGAAACTACCCTGGTGCCAGAACAAAGTCGTTCTCTACAGATAGCACAAAGGCTACAATCGAATGTATAGTCAGCCCTCTGCACGGCCCTATAACCTATTGGTCAGATCAGGGTTACAATGCAGCATTCCAAATAACAACAGCGAAAGACAGGTCTTGGATTCACTATGATGGTGGAACCCAATGGGCTGGCGTGTTGTATCTAACACCAGATGCACCATTGTCTGGAGGCACTGGATTCTATAAACATAAAGCAACAGGGCTTCTAGAGCCGGCTACGCCTGGTGAAGATGCAGCGTGGGATAACCAGGCGCAGGATGTGACTAAATGGGAATTAGCAAGTAGCATTGGTAACGTATACAACAGATTAATACTCTACAAGGGTAGTTTGTTTCATACCTCCATGGATTACTTTGGTAATGACCTTTATACGGGTAGGTTGTTTCAAACATTCTTTTTTAATACACAACGATGAAAATAGTAATACACGCAGGATACTACGCTGAACCATGGGACTCAAACACAGAGGGATTGGGAGGCACAGAACAATGTATAGCGAATCTAGCCAAGCAGTTTGCCGCTGTTGCGAATAACTCGGTATACGTTGTAGGTATGGTAAAAGAACGACACGACAAATACCTTGGTGGTGGAGATGTATACTATACACCTCTAGAGAATGTAAGCGATGTTGGAACTCCAGATGTTTTAATAGGTGTGGCTTATCTACATTACTTAAAATATTATGACGTAGGCCCAGAAACTAAAAAGATATTTTGGCTACACAACGAACTCCCTTACTACTGGTATCAAGGTGAGCGCATGACGGATAACGACATACAGCGGGCTTACAATGAAACAGAGGTGATTGTCTGTGTAACGAACTGGCATAAAGAAGTTTTCTCTATTCAAGAGAAGGCTGTGATACACCCAGATAAAATCAAGGTTATAGGCAATGGTATAAGTGTAAGCAATGTCGCGCCAGTTTCTAAGAAAGAGCCAGGATCTTATGTATACACCTCGCATCCAGAAAGAGGGTTAGACAGAGTTCTAGATGACTGGGAACTTAAGTATTCAACAGGCTCAAATAAACTTCACATATCTACACCTTCTTATGGATTGAAGTATTATGAAAAGCATTTCGCAGAGCGTGTAGAGCAAATGCAAAACGTAATCTATCACGGTAACCTTTCTGTAACAAAACTGTACGCACTATTGTCGCAAATGGAAACCTGGTATTACCCAACAGAATACAATGAAACATTTTGTATTACTGCGTTAGAGATGTTAGCACACAAGGTTCTTCCGGTTGCAAACCCAATCGCTGGACTAGAGGAAACGCTCAATGGATTTAACAAAGAGATACAAGACTGGACAGCGGTAGAGAAGTATATACAGACCAAAGACTGGGGTAAGGTAAAAGAGGAATGGTATGGCCTTATAGAAAACATACCTTCACTTACTGCAAAGGACTCTATTGATTACTCTAATCTAGAGAACACACCTCCCCTTCCTTTTGTAGACATGACGTACATCATTACCCTCCATCCCGAGAAGGAGCAAGAACTACGTAATCGATTTATGGAGTTTGGAATGATGAGTCCTGTAACGATATTCCATGGAACCAATGGGCATACCGGGGAGAACATGCCTACTGACTACGAGGTTTGTAATCATTGGAAAATAGATGGTCATAAAAATAAATGGTGGGACAGAAATGTTTTGCCGGGAGAAGCAGGCACATCTCTTTCTCATTGGAGATTATGGAAGGATGCTTATGAAAAGGGTTATGAGAAGATACTAATCTTAGAAGATGACTTTGAGGTAACAAGGAAGTTTAACAAAGAGGAATTGGAGACAGACTATGATTGGACTCTGTTCTACCTGTCTTGTAATTTTGTTGAGAAGCCAGAGGTTCTTTCTGAGAATCATGTAAAGCCAAAACTAACTTACTGTACTCACTCTTATATACTTACCCGTGAGGGAATACGCTTGTTGCTAGAGCAAAACTTTAATCATTACATATTTCCTATTGACGAGTTTGTTAGTGCAACATTTACAGAACATCCTAGAGGTGATCTGGGATACATCACTAGAGATACACGCGCTATTGCATTAGCAAAAAACAAGCACATGTTTAAACAAAAAGACCAGGAATCTATGGGACACAATGTATTTGATTATACGAAGAGTTTTTTGAGAAACATACCTTACGATGAGTTCGTGGAAAAGTTCTTGACATACAGCGCAAAGTTGAAGAAGTTTGACTTGATAGTAGATGAGCCTATACCGGACGTCTTTACGTTTCCGTTATTCACAGAGGAGTTTTGTGACTTAGTAATCAAAGAGGCAAATGCTTCTGGAAAGTGGACGAAGGACAGACACGAATATTATCCCGCTACAGATATGCTGATTAGTGAACTAGGCTTGCACTGGTACTATGAAAGAATATTAAAAGAATATGTGTACCCGGCAGCAATACATTTATGGCAACTAAGTGGTAAGGGATGGAATGTAATGAATACTGAAACCTTTATTATAAAATACGAAGAGTCTGTACAAGGACATCTTGACCTGCATCACGATGCTGCAGACATATCTTGTGTGCTTGCTCTTAACGACGGGTATGAAGGAGGAGGAACTTATTTTAGTAGACAGAGTGCCCTGCATAAAGGGAAGGTTGGACACATAGCGATTCACCCATCTCAAGTCACACACCTTCATGGAGCAAGACCTGTGGTTAAGGGAGAGCGATATGTGCAAGTATCGTTCTGTAAAAGACCATAG